AATATGGACAGTAATAGTTGTAGTGTGTGTATTTATACTTATAGATGCAATTCTTGGCACCAAAGTATCAATTACTCATGGTGGTAAGTTTGAATCTAGAAGATTGTGGTCTACTTTAAAGAAATTCGGAAACTGTGCAATGATAATTTCTTGTTGTCATCTTATGGACACAGAAATAGTAAAGTCAATTGACATGCATTTAGTAGAAGGATTTTCAGGAATTGTTTGTGGAGTTGAGTTGTGGTCAATGATCGAAAATCTCCAAGCAATTGATCCTACTGGACCATGGAAGATCTTCAGTAAGTTCATACGTAGCAAAGGAGAAAAGTATTTGGATATTACAATAGAAAAAGATGATTTACCAAAGATAAAGAAACTTGTAAAAAAGATAAAATGATATTTTCCAAAGTAAAGATAGCTATTGCTGTTATTTTTAGTTTACTATTGTTTAATAATGTCAGACTTGCTAAGAAAGTCTAATAAAGGTCGCCAGGGATCAACAAAAGAAGCTAAAGATCAAAGATAAGCAACTACGTCAAGTAGCATCCACTGAGACCGTGATTAGAGATACCACAGTAAGAATAATCCCTTCAAAAGAAAAGGATTTCTGTGTAGAGCTAAAACCAAATCAATTGACAACCATCACGGTGGCTAGAAAAGATAGCGTGTTCACACATACTATGGAAATACTAAATCATCAAGATTTATTTGTATATGAAGATAAAGTCTATAGAAGACGTTATAAGAATTGGTTTCAAAGATTAATTCACTTCGATTTTAAAAAAGATAAAATAAGTAAATATCAAATTATAAACTCTAACGATCTAATTCAAGTATTAGATACTAGAGTAATACACATATCAGAATAATTGCAATACATTTCAATTTAGTGTTAATCAATAAATAAATTGAAACTATGCATTTGAACAAAATATTAGAACAAATTAAACGCCATCAATCCCCTACAGAAGCTATAGATAAGTTGGCAACAGCTTTAGAGAAGCATGAAGGTAGCCTGTTGGAGAAAGGCTTCACTATTTTAAAGTCAGAATTGGCTGCAAATATGTATGAAGCTATAAATGGCCCTCATTTTGATGAGGAACATGCTCATTACGCAGTAGAGGGTATGGAAAATGAGGATGGTACAAAAGGACCTCACTGGACGGTTGAAGAGACAACGTCCGTTGCCAATCAAATGGGCATAAACTTAAAATCAGAGAAACATAACAAGTGGGACTGGTTTGTTGCTATGAATATGATATATTCAGACTTTTATAAAGCAGTAGTAGCAATGACTGGTAGCGCAAATACCAAATATTTCGCAGAATTAGCTAAAGCTTGGCTTTGTGACAAAGACATTTCAGAAGGCAAGATGTGGCACTACTATGTGTACATTATGTGTGACGACGAAGAAAACGATTATAAAGCATACGAACGTATGCACAGAGATCGTGAAGAAGAATATGGTCGTTATGCAAGACGTTCTGGTAGAATGGAATATGCAAATAAAGAAAGCGAACGTTATTATCCTTACTCTAAATATTATGACGAGTATGAAAGACCTGGTCGTAATAGATATTATGAACTAGAGTATGAATATGGGGATCGTGAAAAAGAAATGCGTGACCGTGATAAAGAATCCAGAGATAGACGTAACACATCTGTTAGATATTTCTAATTATCAAATTATATATAAATCAATTAAATTATAAATCATTATGTTAGAAAACGAAAGAATTATTGTACAAGACCGTGGTGGTATTGATGCTGGTATCGCTGCGTTAATGCAGAATGCTAATAAAGGTTTTGACCCCGCTGCTTTAATGGCCATGATGAACAATGGTAATGGCATGTTCGGTGGTAACGGTAGTTGGTGGTGGATCTTCATCATCGTGCTCTTCTGGATGTGGGGCGGATGGGGTGGAAACGGCTTCGGTCGTGGAAACCAAGCAGAAACAAACTCTGATTTTGCAAGACTAGCCGCTATGGGTAACCAGAATAACAACACAGACCTATTGATGCAAGCCATCAATGGTAATAAAGATGCAATCAATACATTATCTACTAACCTGAACTGTGATGTTAAGTCAATTGACAACGCTTTGTGCTCTATCCAGAATGCAATTGGTAAAGTTGGTGGTGAAGTAGGTTTCTCTGCAGAGAGAGTAATTAACGCAGTTAACGCAGGTGACTGTAATGTTATCAAAGCTATTAGTGACTGTTGCTGCACAACTCAACGTTCAATTGATTCAGTTAATTTGAACTTAACTCAGATGAATGCTGATAACAGATTGTC